CGACAGTAGCCGCAGCCGGGTTGGTTACCGAAACCCAGCCGCGAGTCGGGGTGTTGATAGTGGTAATAGTCCCGGCCATCGCCGCAACCGAACCGCTATTCGCACATGTGGCCGTCACCAGCACAGTACCATCAACGCCGATCGCTACACTCGCGGGAAAATTCCAGATAATGCCGTTTTTATCCCGTGCGGAGCCGTTCGTGATAGTCGTACCCGCCGTACCGGTTAACAGAAGGTCAGCAGTAGAGTTTGTCGCTACTTTTCGCGTGATCCCATTAATTTTCACGTTGCTGCTAAGCGCTGCGGCCTGCGCTGTCGTCGGTGAAAACGAGTTGTAGATCTCGATAGCGGTATTGTTAGCGTCATGCACAGCAAGAGCCACCAGCGCGACCATCTGCCCGTCTTTGCTGTCTGGTTCGAGGTAAGCATCACTACCGTAAATCTGCCTGAAATAGCTGATCAGTGTATCGAGGATTGTCTGGTAATCAGGCGCACTAATGCCCTGGGCGGTTACCGTTGCCGATAGCCCCAGCGTGTCGAGGTTCAAAGCCATTTATGCCTCGCTAGTTACAGTCGTCTGGCCGTAGATTGTGTCAATGGAGGAAGTGAAAGTGACGCGGCGGCTGGTGCCGTCATAATTGGTATCGAAGGAAAGAATCGACAGAACGCCCGGCGTGCCCTGTATGCGTTCGCGTATAGCAAGGATGTAGACGTCTGATCGCTGTTTACCAAGCACCGACTGAACATACGGGGTGCCTTCAGTCAGGTCGAGAAACCACTGACCGCGCCACAGCTCAAACCGGGTTTTTACGGCCTGGGCGACACACTCCGGGCTGTCGATAAGGAAGGTGTCGTCACCCTGCCCGAAAGTGTAATCGCCGTCAGCATCTTCGCGTCGGTATCGCATAAATCACCACCAGCGTATAGCGCTAATAACGCTTGATAGGCCGAATAAAAAGAACACGGCCCAGATGAGGAAGAATTTCCAGTTGGGTAGTTTTTCTCCCATGACTCGCAACTCCCGTATCAGTTTGCTAAAATCAATCACATATTCTCCCTTGCCATCCTCAAGGTGCAGAAAATAAAAAGCCCCGAAGTGTTAGCGCACCCGGGGCTTTTGTCTGTTTGGTAGTTTTTAATTAGGCGCGGCAGTATTACCACTGCCAGTCTGCACGCCGCCGTGGGTGTGCGTCGTCAGGCTCTTGCCGCCTGCTTTCACATCATTCGTTACCGTCACCGGTCCAAGCATCGTCGCAGTACCGCCACTTTCGCCCATTCCCTGAGACAGGTTGCCGTTAATCGTTACGTTGCCGTTCAGCGTGATAGTCGGGGAGGTGATTGTCGTTCCACCTTCAGCCGTAGCCGTAAGTTGGCCCGGCGTTTTAACGGTGATGTTATGTCCTGATGCGACCTCTACGAACGCCGCACCATCATCGGTGCGCAGCTGTGCGGCGCTGGTACTGATACCACTGATTTTCTGTGCTTGCGACTGCGGGCCAACGATGGCGAACGCATCAGATAAGTCATGCTGTCGCGGATCTACGGTCTCCTGAACACCGCCACTCTGCCACCAGAAATCGATGCAACGGTCGGCAAAGATCAGCAGGCACTCGTCGCCTTCTTTAACCGGAAAGGTCAACGTGCAACCGCCGCCACGCGGGAAGATAACCGGCACATCAACCAGCGGTTTCAATTCAGTGGAGCCATCGCCAACAATGCCGCGAAGCGCCACCTCTACCGTGCATGTAACAGTGTCAGAATCGAACGACTGAATGATGCCGGGGATCGCTACGCGCATCTGGGTAGACACCGAATCGGCAATGGCCTGCGCGGTCTGCTGTTCGCCGCCGATCTGTGATTGAGTTGGTATTGGCATAAAAACTCCATAAAAAAACCCGCTCGGAGGCGGGTTACTGATCAAATGTCAGGGTTTGAGGGCTGATTTGTCCGTGCTATTTATCTTCTTTGCAGCCCTGAATGTAGGTCTTGCTTAAAACCACGGTAACGTCGTGGTTTGTAGCGAGATACAGGCTGCCAAGAAAAAGCCGCAAGGCAATTTTTAGCTTCTCACGATAGGGGCCGGATACCTTTATGCCAAAATCAGAAACAACCATAAAATTTACTCCAGCAATAGGCAAAGAATTGCTCTCCGTAATCCAGGATAACATACCTGAAAGCGACTATAAAATACGCAGGCGAATCAGAACTGCTGACTCAATTAATGCGGTTGGCACGCTCATCGACATAACTATCATCGTAGCCACGTCGTCACCAGCTTGTATAGCCATTGCATCAATCGCAAGAAAATGGATACAGACCAGATCATCCAAAAAAATAACAATGACCACAGAGAAAGGTAAAATCGAAGTAGAAAACCTGACGTCAAAAGAACTGATTGAAGTAATGGATCAGTGCAAGAACATCAGCTTCAAAGAGGAATAACTTGGCGCGCCGGTCAACCCGGCGCTTTTTCTTTATACCTACTTCACCTTAACGCAGTCGTAGGTTGCATACTGACGCGGCGCATTCATGCTGGCTTGCAGCCACTGAGCGTTGAGAATTGCTTTGCCGTTGCGCTTGATGTATTCGAGCCCTACCCACCGGCCAGGCTGATCAGTAGCCATGCGCCATTCCATTTTAATGTTGTCGTAGTCTTCTTTTTGCTTGAGGAACGTTACCTTCTGACTTTCAGGCTTCGCACCGTTAATGCGTGCCCATCCATCATTTGCCGGGCTTGTGCCCAAGTGGAAAGGCCCACACTGGGAATCAGCATGAGCTACGCCCGCCAAGGCAAAAGAGCTGCAAGCAATCATCAGGATGAGTTTTTTCATTTTTTTAAAACGTCCGGTTAAGTGATGCGTTACTCTGCAAATCGCGGCTGCCACGCGCAAAGCACATCAAATCCATGTACCACGCCTGACCTCTGGTGTCGCCAGTATAGTCGATAGCTTTGACGATATAAACGCCATCCGTCGCAATGCTGGCTGCCTGTGACGTTGTGCCTGTCAGCACGCGGTTGCTGTTCTCTTCTGTTTCGGTGATACGCCCGGGCGACTGTGCTATTTCGCTATTGCCGAGCGTGGCGCGGTACACCGAAGCCTGATCGAGCTGGATAAGACCATTAATACGGATGTTTGGGTTTATCAGGCACCGCACGTTTACTCCGCCGCCCATCGTTTGTTGCGGCATACCGATCAGGCCAGTATCGGCATTCAACACAATGGCTTCGTGAATATATTTATCCTCCGGCACCATCTGGACCTGACCATCCACCAGCTGCCATGTCGCTTTGCACTGCGCAGCAATATTATCCATCACGTTACGGGTGGATGAGTAAATCGCGCGGCCACGAGGAAACACGGTATCAGGAAAATCGCCGGTAATGCCCTGTGTCACGCCGAACGCGTTGAAATCCTGCATAGTCGCCCGGTGCAGGTCCGCAACGGTATAACCAGCGGCAAGCGTGGTGATGGTAGTCGCGTAGAGGAACGCTTCGTGGTTACTGATGGCCTGAATCAGCACCCAGGAATCGGTGATGTTGTCCTTCCCGGTGACGGTGAAGCGAATATCACCGTCAAATATCAGGCCGTAGTTCTGACCGTTCACCTGCCCTACCTGGTCTGGTGAAATCTCCCGGGCGACACCAACCTGGCTCGCATCAACATCCGGCGCAATACCGTCATACCCGGCAATGATGCGAATTTTTGCAAACTCCTGCCCCAGTATCTTGTTCGTGGTATCGGTCGAAAGGTTGTAAATTTTCACGTTCGCCACTCGCGGCCAGCGCGTGTCTGCCCACTCGATCTGGAACGTGACCTTAAAGTCAGACAGGGAAACGCCCTGCCCGTTCTGGTCCAACAGTTGCAGCTCAAAATGGCGCATCCAGTTAAGAGACATTTCTACTCCTGTACGAAAATGAGGTGGCTGTATGTGCCGAGGTTGGTTTTGGTGGGCTCGTCTGGTGCGCCCTTATCGGTCGCCACCACCAGCGCGCCATCAATGCCAAGCTGTGGATATTGTCGTAATAGGTTCACGCCGGTCAGGAGAGGTACGCCAGAAAGAAGCGCAGCACCGCCGCTATCCATCACGTCCATAATCCAGCCAGCCGCATCACGCCAGATGATCCTGAGTGTATACGTGGTATTGCCCAGCAAAACGCGGAACTGCTGATTGTCAGGAGAAAGCGGTATTTCGTTAAACTGCATATCATCCCCCGAATGCTGATGTAACGCTTCCGCCCAGCTGGCTCAGCAAGGATTCGTTTGGCGGTGTAGTGGATTTCATCCCGGAATTCTGCACCGCCGATGTGCTGACGCCATCCTGCATATCTGATTTATCTGCAACGCTAACGCTCTGCGTCTGCGACATGATCACTTCACGCAGGGTAAGCGTGCAGTTCAGCACGTTCTCGCTGGTTTTATCCGTTGTCACCTCGATGGCTCGCACCAGCATATTGCTGTAAACCCGCTTTCCGGTCACTACATCGAACGGCACCCGAGAGGACTGGAGATCCAGTAGTTGCTGATAGGTCTCTTTCGGGCTAAGTCCGGCGCTGAGGCCGATTGAAGATGTATCAATGAAGTCCAGCAACGAACCGCCACCAGCGAAGCCGCATTCCATTGTGACTTCGCTGGGGCGCTTATACGCATGATCGGCGATGAAGCCCGAAGCGCTATTCGTTGTTGGCTTCTCCACCGGGTGCTCAGTAATTTCGAGCGCATCAGAATGCTTTTCGGAGACGACCACGCTGGGGATCAGCAGGCCAATTCGCCGGGATTGCTGGCGAAAAATCGCTGATAAAATATCCATTATCTCGGTCCTGCGGGGAGTTGCTGGGTTAACTGTGAATTCACGCCCTTTTGACGATCAACAGTCAAACGGGCAGCCTCGCGCGGATCGGAAACGCCGTGGATGTTAATATTCGTTTCCTGCTGAATCACCGGGGCGCTGGTGGGCATGTTGCTCATTACTTTCGGAATGTAGTTACGCGTTTCCTGCGGCATTAACCCCATGCCATAGCGCTTAACATTCCCGATCCCCCAGTTATATGATGCCAGTGCTTTGCTAAGGTCTCCGCCGTTCTGCCGCAACAGCTGGCTGAGGTACTTAGCTGCGGCCTGAGCTGACTTTTGCGGGTCGAATACATCGTTTCCGCGAAGGCCCATGTCGCGCGCCGTACCATCCATAAACTGAAACAGACCTTTCGCGCCTGCGCCGGACATGGCGAACTGGTTACCACCTGACTCGGTTATCGCCACACTTTTCAATAGACCAGCTGGAAGTTGATAAAGCGACTCAAGTTTATTGAACATTGGCCCCATCCAGTCGAGCAATACTTTGCCCTGGGCTGTGGCCTGTGGACGTTTGACTGATTGCGCAAACTGGGAGGGGTCACCCGATATATTTGGAGAGATTTCAGCAGCTCCAACCGGGGAGAAAAATAAATTACCGATTTTGGCAATCCCGTCTGAGATTTTTTCAAGATAACCATTAGCAGCCTGCTGACGGTTTTTTATTTCATCTCTTTCATGCGGGGCAATTTCATTACTACGAACATGCTGTTCCGCCCCGGGAATGTCAGGCTGAACATTATCGCCATAAACGACGCCATTGCTTTGCGCCTGACGAATAATCTTACCTGGGCCACCATGCAGCCAATCCATCCATGCGGGCCATTCTCTTACCTCGCTAACATCTTTTCGCCCAAGGTCGGTTTTGATGCCAACCGTAGCAAGAGCATCACCAATGTTCCTTTTGGTATAGTCCAAAGATGATTTAGCACTGGCTTTTATGTTTTCACGATCTGAAACCAGGTAACCAGCATACGCTCCCCATAATTTAAGCCATGGAGGTATCGGAAGACCGGATATTTTTGCGAATGCTCCCAATACTTTTGTTACCCATACCCCAGCGATGAAAGTAGCCAAAATTTCCAGCGAGTTCTGCCATCCACCAACAGAATCTTTCAGCCCCAGAAGCTTATCGCGCAGCCAGAGAATTGCCTTTTTCGCCTTTTCTATTGCAGGCTCCCACTTGGACCAGTCAATCAGGCTTTTACCGCCTTCTTTCCACGTCTGATAATCGTCATAGAGTAATCCGATCGCCAGAATCAGCGTGGTGATAATTCCAATCGGGGATTTCAGGAACGCAGAATTAAGCAGACGCCATGCGACAAGTAGAGCACCGAATATTTTCAGCAGATTTTTACTGCCATCGTCAAGACGCTTCCACCAGTCGATGACAGAGCCAGCGCCCTGTATCAGCCGCCACGCCATTCTCGTGAATGCGTTCGCAAGCCAGATCACGCCTTTAATAACTCTGGTCAGCGTCTCTTCAATCTTCGGGAAATTGTCGAGGATGCGCCGCCGCAGGCTGTCCAGCGAACCAGCCAGGCCACCAGCGAGGTTTGAGCCGATCTTGTCCCGCATGATGCCGAACAGCGACGTAAGCCCGCGCATGGACGTCATGAATTTGTTGGACTGAACAGCCGCTTTATCAGCGTTGAACCCTGTCTTTTGCAGCATCGACTGGTAATCGGCGGTAAAGCCATTCATGCCGCGCCGCATCGCCATCAGCGTGTTTTCATCGATGCCAAGCATCTGCGCGTATTGTTTCGCGCGGTAATACGGCATGTTGTTGAGCTTTTGCCCAACGCCAGTAAAGATGGCCGCAGTATCACGCATCTTTCCGCTGGCATCGCGAGTCTGGACGCCCAGGCGGTTCAGGAAGCCTTCCGCGCCCGGATTGCTACGCATGAAACCGGCCAGCCCTTCGAGGGAGGACATAGCCGACTCGGCGCTGGCACCGGTTTGCGATGCGGCGTATCCCAGCGCTTTGATGCCCTGGACACTGGCCCCCGTCCGCTGGGATGCCCAGTAAATTTTATCCAGACCGTTCGCGATCTGAGTGGTAAATCCGACAATGCTCAGCGCTGCGCCTTCCACCACCGCGCCGACCTTCAGAACGTTCGCGGTAACGCCTTTCAGCACTGCTTCAAACTTATTAGCGCCAGCCTGATCGATATCGAATCCCAGCGAAACAAGGAAATCTTTAATCGTATCTGCGTTACCGCTCATTGGCCGCTCTCCATTTATCTACCCGGGCGTCGTTATCCTCGCGCATGTCGAGGTAGTCATTGAGAAGCGCGATACGGCAGAGGTCTACCGCACCGCTGTTAAGGTCTTTCTGGTCAATATGGAAGGCACGCGCCGGACGAAGAATAAAATCTTCACCGCCCGGCAGGCTGTTGAAGGTTATTCCGCTGGCGGGGTAGGCGTCTCGCTGGTAGGGCGTCCTTGCAAAAAATTTCCCAGCGAGTCGGCGACCACCCGCGCCACCAGTTGCAGCATGGTCAGCAGGTCGATATCGTCAAACGCCATTTCGCCATGCTGGCAGACCGGCACCCAGCCTTTCATATGCTCGCGTGAAACGACGGAAAGGCAGGGGAACAGGATAGCGTCCACGTCGCCATCGCTCAGATCGGACACAGCATTGGCAATCTTTGGCAGTATGGTAGCCATCGCGCCTTCGGTGTCTTTGCTGCTGATCTTCTCCTGAACGCTCCGAAAGTCAGAAACCATCCCGGCCAGCACCGGCAACAGCTTGCGGGACACCTTCAGCTGTTCGAAAACGCTGAGCTTTGCGGTGCGATATTTCACGCCTTTAATTTCGAATTCCATGCGTTAAAACTCCCCGAGCAGCTGGTCAATCTTGCCGCAGTCGAATACCCAGGCGACAGTTCCGCCCTCTTTGGCGTTATTGAAATCAGGCTGTTTCTGGAATGCACACGAACGCGCAGTAGAAATATCACCCGATGCCGTGTTGCGAATGACGATCACGTTATTGCCCCAGGTGGCAGAGGACTGGCTTTGCGCGTTATACGCCAGAGACAGCTTCTTGTTAACTGGGGAGGTTTTCAGCAGCGTCACCGTAATGGTGCCTGACTTATCGGCGTGCAGGCTGTGCATCACTTCGCCATCCGCACCGATGGTCATGGTGTTCTTGTTGCCGCCCATGGTCTGGGTGATACCTTCCTCAGAGTTGGCAGAACCCTGACCAAGATCGATAACGCCGGTCGGCCCGGTGAGCGACGCGGTTACATCGAGAAAAGAATAAGTTGCCATTTATCGCTCCTTAGCGAACCACGTTGATCTGCACATCGGCATAATGAACTGCGCCAGCCAGCTTACAGGCCACCTGAATTAACGGTGCTTTGCGAGCTTCTCGGTCGGCCTGCGCCTGTTCTGACAGAGGTTGCGCATACACGTAATAACCTTTGGTCAGCGTATCGCCGGAATTCAGCTGTCCGATAGGGCCACCATTCCACACGCCAGCCGCTACCAGACCGTTCGTGACGGACTGATCCATGGACTGTTCAACGTTGGAAAGCAGACGGGTCACACCGGCATCAGTCTGCGGAATTTTGGTGGTGCTGGTGTAAAGCAGGTTATAGAGGTTGGTCTGAACGTAGTTCTGCAACCAGTCGAGCCCGTGGCGCTCGTCGAAGAAGTCACCGTTCGCCATGACACCCTGTTGCAGGATCGCCGTGTCGTTGGCGTAGTACACGAAGACGTTCGCATTCTTCGTATCCACAGCCGCCGCCTGTCCTACCGTCAGCGTTTCGTAGGTTACGCTCGGTTCCTGTTTGAATTTCAGGGTAATGGTGGTATTGCTGCCGTTGAAATTGACAGTAAACGCGCGACCGAAAGCTGAAACCGCCGCATAAGGGCTGCTGGTTGAATACTGAATAAAGGTACGGGAATACTTGCCAGCCTTTAATTTCGACGCAACATCGGTCGTCGAAGTCGTGCTGATAATCTCGGCGTCGGCAGATGTTACCCCGAAAATGCGGCTCAGACTGGACGCTTCGATGAGTTTAGCAACCTCAATCACGTCGTCAGCATCAAGCACATCACCGCCATCAGCAACATCATCAGCGACAACCAGCCCATACCAGTTGGTATATTGCAGGCAGGCATTAACAGCTTGCACGATGGTTTCCACGCTTCCACCTTCGGAAGAGGTCAGCGTCTTCGCCCAGCGGCCAACATAAACCTGCGTCGGCTTCGGCGACTGGCTGAAGAAAACCTGCGCCGCTTCATATTCCGGGCTGTCGACTCCGAAGTCCTCGCCAATGTCCTCAACGGACGCATAGAGGCGAACGCGCTCCTGCACCGGAATGACAGTGGAAGAACCGAGGATCAGCAGCGCGCCGAAGTTACGACCAGTAGCCGCTTTCGGCGAGATGATCACATCAACGTTTACAACGTTGGATACAGGTAAGCCCTGCGTCATAGTTTATTCTCCAAAAAAGGTGACTGGCGCTTCCACCAGCGATTTAATGCCGTACTCGCGCACAACCTTCCGGCGCAGGCGCACCGTCATGTCGTAGCGGCGAACCCATTGCTGGTTGATAAGTTCGGGGAAAGGGGTAAGACCGGTATAGTCGCCCAGGGACAAACCAAGCGCGTTCAGCTCAGCATTGTTTTGCGGGACAGATATGCCATCGCGAAAACGGGACGCATAAAACATACCAGCCGGGCCATAGAACGACGCCATGCACTCGAACGTTTCATGCCGCCAGAGCTGAGCGCCCTCGTCGGTCTGATTGGTGAATGCAGGACTGTTATCAATGGGCCACCCGGTAACGCCGAACGCACACCAGTTCGTTTCAACTGACGGTAGTGATGGCTGTTCTTTCTGCCAGCGCGGGCGAACCATCCCCGCAGGCAAGCCGGAAACATTGCGCATCCATCGGCTTAGCAGCCTGTCGAGCGCTTCGTCATAATCAGGATCGCCGCTGGTGGGTGTCAGCCAGCCGCGCTCTGTGCTGGTGTTATTGCTCAACGGGAGTTCCCCCATCAAACGGCAGTAATTCACAATGCGCCTGGACAAAGCCAGCACCGTAAGCCGTGTACGGGTCGACGAATGTCACACGATAATCACGGTTCTGATACGTCACGATATCGGCATCACGGCCAGTCTGCCCCTGCGTCAGCCGCTCAGTTGTCACGATGAGAATCGCGCCACTGATTACTTGCCCGGACTGCATACGGCGGTTTTCCAGGGAGCGGTCAACAGTAACAACCCCGGCAAACTGCATTTTAACTTCGCTGTCGCTGCCGATCCCGTCCTCGTCCACCGTTTGCGCGCGACGCGTTACCCACAGGTTGAAGTCGCAAAAATCGGGGTCAAACAGCACGTCTGTTACATCAAGCGTCGGCATCTTTATCCCTCACAACATGGGTAATGGCTCTACGGTATTGCCCGGTATCGATTAGCGGTTTCACCAGATCGGTTCCGGGTGGCTCGCCAGCAGCACGTCGGGAAAGCTCTGCTTTTGCCCCTTTGCGCCCTCTACGTGCGCGGGCTTCAACGGTGCTATCAGCCAGCGGTGTAAAACCGGTAATAGTCATGTAGCGCCTGACGCCATTAGCGGCCAGCGTTCCGGCGCGGTTGAGTGCTCTTTCCGCCCCCGCCGCATTACCCTCAAGCGCAGCCTGCGCCGCTGCTTTAAGCTGCGGCACCGTCTGTCCCTCAACCGATTTAACGCCGGGGATCAGGTGCGGACGTGGTGGGACGTTTTGCGCTGGTGAACCGTATTCGTTGACATAGCCGATCCCGGCATTACCAAACGGAACATCTTCACGCTCGCTGTCTTGTTCAGGAATACCGACCAGCACATCCTTTTTGGTTAGCGACCTGAGCGCATCAAGGATGGCCTGAGCGTTATCCACCCTCGTTGTTACACCGCTTTTGAAACTCATAGCTGGCGACCGCCCGCACCGAACATCGTGATCAGCTGATAAAATTCAGCGCCATATCGTGTGTTATTCCAGAAGCCCGCGTCAGGGTTTAGCGTCGCGCTGGTGTCATAGCTGACGCTAACCTTGTCAACGGACTTGGAGGACTGCACACCATTGGTTGAACCACCCGGGCCGCCGACGAGCATTGCCCGGCTATCTGCTGCCCAGAGCGTCATATAGTGCGCCACGAACAACTCGGCAAAGTACGGAAACAGCTTTTTGCCGGTAACGTTTTCGCTCAGAAGCTCATCGGCCAGATTCAGACGAAACTGGATTTGCGCTTCGGGATATTTGGCAGGGTCAGCAAACTGAGGGAAGTCGCGGCGAAAATCACTTACTGTTGGCAAGCTTTGATTCTTTGGCATCTTTCGCCCCATTACCGCCAGTCTGGGCGGCAGCAATCTGCGCTTGCAGGCTGTCGTTCTGCTCTTGCAGCTTGAGCAGCGCTTCTCTCAGATCGGCAATCAGCTGATCTTTATCGACAATCTGCTTATCTTTGTCGGCAATCTGCGCTTGCAGGCTGTCGATAATGGGTTGCAGATCATCGGTGCCGCTGACCACGCTATCGGAAAGCTCAGAGTGAGCCTGAGTGAACCAGTGCGACGCGACTTCTTCCGGTACGTTATGCCGCCCCCGACCAAACTCCTGTTTTGACTGATCGCCGAGCGTCAGCGTAAACGGGGTGTGAACATGGATGGTAACCAGCTTTTCTTTCGCCATTTTCAGTTTCCTTCTGGCCCCTTTCGGGGCCGTTCTGGTTATCAGATACCGTCCACATAGGACAGGGTTTCTTTATACACAGGCTCAACCGCACCGAGCTTGCCGTAGTAGGTCGCAATCTGGTACAGACCGCGATACTGGACAGGAACGCTCTGCAACGGCACCAGCGGGTAACGCACGTACTTCTTATCGTTGGTGTAGGCGACCATACGGTCTTTACCGCCAACCCCGCGCGCTTTCAGCCATTTGACCGCTTTGATTTCCAGCGGAACGCCGTTCTGGTGGAAAGCGATGGTGTTAACCGCCAGATAGGTCAGCAGTGACTGGTTACCCGCTTCGGAAACCTTACGGCTCGCCAGCAGTGAATACTGCTCTGGCGGAATGCGCAGATCAGAAGGCACGACGGAGTAACCGGATGCTGCCCAGGCATTCGACAGAATGCTGTTCACGCTATCGAGGATCTCGTCGTTGGTGGAGTTCGCCCAGGTCTTCGGCGCGTTGTTCAGCGTCACACCGACGAGGTTTGCCAGACCTTTCAGGCCGAGCGCGTCATCGCCGATGTAAACCTGCTCGTCGTTGTCCATCTGCCATTTGAGCTGCATCCCGTCGTACTTCTGGGTATCAATCGGGCGGCCTACCTGCTGAGCTGCTGCCAGCTCTACAACGGTCCAACCCAGTTCCATGCCCCAGAGGTTCAGCGGATTGCCGTCTTTGCCGATATCAACGTTCACGCCAGCAATAGCGGTGGAGTCTTTGCCTACCCAGTTTTTACCGTTCGGATTCGCACCAGTACCCGCAGCGCCAAAGCTGGTGTTGGTCCAGCTGGAAATGTCATCTGCGATAGAAACGTCTTCACGCAGCTGAATATCGCGGGTCCAGGTGTAACCCACCAGCGGAAGGTTCAGCGTCTGGTCGAGTCGCTCCAGTTCCCCGATGAGAAAGGCACCAGAGCCATCAACGGTTGCCTGATCAAAAGTAATCATTCGTCTGTTCCTTAAATCTTCCAGGAGATTTCTGCATTGCCGTTAGCGTCACCGGCCCCTGTGAATTCGGCGTTGGTCAGCGCCACGTTTTTGCCACTGACGGACGTGGACATGAAGCCGCCCAGCGGCACTTTTATGGATTCATCAGTGGAGACGACAACGTATACCGGGTCGCCTTTTTTGATGGTGCTGGCATCAAAATCAGAACCGAGATTAACGGTCATGTAGCCACGCTTCATGGCGTCACCCGGGAAGTTCTTATCCGTCCCCACCTGGCGAACCATGTCTGGCTGCGATGTGGTCGGATACGGACGAACGTAGATCCCCTTCACCTTGTCGGCGGTGTCACCGTCCGCCAGCGGCACGAAAAAGCCGTCAGCGTCATATTTGCCAGCCAGACCATAGGCAGCGAAGGCGTTAGCGGATTTAAGGATCACCGGTTCGACGGTTAAGTCCTGCGGGCGAGAGATAGCCCCGGCAATGCCAACAGGCATCCGGTACAGATATGCAGTCATTGGATTATCCTTTGCGGTTAGACCAGAAGTCGGCGTTTTGTTTGTTCAGGGAAGCGATGCTGGTCATGCCCATATTTGGACGTTGTGCATCGCCCGTGGTGCTGCGGGTGTTTCGCCCTTTGGCAATCTCTGACACGGCGTTAAACGCCATATCTACCGATTGCTTGGGCAATTTGCGGATATCCGCATCACCGACAACCTGGCGAACCAGTGTTTTGTCAGCGGCAGCCAGCACATCACGTTTGAACGCGGTCGGTTTCACCTTACGGCTCAGATCGATACCCGGGACGATAACCTCGGCGCGATAGGCAGAGTCACCGGTAATCGTGGTTTCCTCTTCGTCGTCCTCGCCGTCGCCGGTCGGATCTTTTTTGTCTTTTTCATCAGGCTTATTGTCGTTATCGCCCGTCGCATTTCCTTCCAGCTTAGCCAGCAGGGCTTTGAGCAAGGTTTTAATATCGTCCTCGCCGTCTCCGGTTGGCTCTCCGCCAATTTCCGGCTTTTTGTCCGGCAATGGTTGCTGCGGTGAAAGGTTAATGTTGAGGTTAACGCCGCTCGGCAGATCCCCTTCATCACCCGTTACCGCCGCTGGCGCAGAGTCCAGCAGTTCGTTCATGGTGTCAGCGTCACCCGTTTTGATGGCCGTGCGCATGCGGGTCCACCAGCTTTTCTTTTGATTTGCCATTGTGTCTCTGTCTCCAATTGCACAACGATTTCCGGCTCTGCCTTTAGGGACAAGAGCCACATGGTTTCCGGTAATATCGACCTGCTCGGCTTTACCTGTCTCGGTCTGCTCGTACTCCGCGTCATAGCCGCACGACACTTCGCGCAGGCCATCTTCGATAAGCTGAATGGCGCTTTCGTCTTTGACGATAAGGTCAGCCAGCATCAAATCAGACTGGTCACCAGTCCCGCGCCGCACGTTCTGAAGATGCCCGACAGCAAGCTCTTTCCAGTTCTCGGGATTGACCAGCCGCACATTCCCGTTTTCATCTTCAGGATGCAGGATCGTGATGCTCATCCCTTCGAATGAGGCGAGCGTGGCCGGATGGAATACCTGCTCAGGAGAGCGCGTTACGACTATCTCACCGAGCCTGTCGGGTTTGAGGTTTGGCAGATCGGCAGCGCCGTAGAGCTGCTTACCCGTTCGACCGATTGGCACGTCTTTGCACAGCAGCGAGCCGTCAGCCAGCTGATAGCGGGTTTCCCCCAGCCGGGTATTGAAAAAATATTTCATGGTTTACCTGCAATTCAGGCGAGATAAGAATGAGGATTGGGGAAGACGATTTCTTTGTAACAGCGGCAGTTCGGGAGTTCGCCAGCGTGACCGGTCATGCCGTCAAGCGTTGGAGGTCGGCCCCATTCGACAAACTTCCCTTCCATCTCCCGATGAGAATGCCGGACGTCGCCATCTTCAGCTGTACGCCAGATATAACCATTCGAGCCGATTGACAGCGCACGCGCCTGATCCAGTGCGCCGGTTGCACGTCCAAGCTCAGTTCGGGCGATAAGGTTCGCTCGCGAGCGTGACACGTCACCGGACGCCGCTATCTCTTTCGCGAATGGCTCAGCCCTCCCGCCAGTCACAACGGCCTCGATGGCCTTATTCTGAATGTCATACACCCGATCGGCAGCCTCAAGCGGCAGCGATTTGATGTACTTAATTTGCTCGGCAACGATGGATTTCATCACCTGGCCTACCGGGGCACGGTCAACCATGTTGCGCAGTTCTGCGCTGATGTTCATGCTGTGCTGACGCCACTGCTTTTCATTCTGGCGCGCTATGTCTGCGGTGAAGTTCTCAGCAACCTTCGTAGCCCAGGGGGTGATGATTTCGCTGTAGCGCTCCAGCGCATCCATTATTTCGGTGACGCTATCGTTTGAACCATCGTAGCGCCCATTTACGATATCCCCGACCGCCCGCGCTATCTGCCGTAGGCTCGTTCGATATCGGATCTCCGCCTGGCGGCTCTGGCGGTTTGTCGCCAAGTTCGCCGATGCCTGGCGGCGCTTCGTCTTCGGCATTCTCGATATCCTCGTCGGTAATGGATGCCCCGATGCCGGTGACGTCAGAGTTTTCGCGCAGGTCGGTCATCGCCGCCTTACGCGTCATCAATCCGTCGCCCAGCGCGGTACTGATCGCGTTGGTGGTGTTTACGGCCACCGTTGATCGGTCAACGTCTGACATTTGCCATAGCGGGTTAAACTCAAACGTGAAATCGTCCGGCAGCGGCTTTCCGAGTTCCGAGCGGTGCATAATGTCCAGTATCCGGCGCATCGGCAGCCGTAAGCGGCGCTCCTGCAATGAGCTCACCCGGTCGTAATAGTTGGCGAGGTCTGCATCACCAGTAGAGAAGCCTTTCGGGGATTGACCGAACAGGCGTACCAGCGGGATACCAACGGCACCGCTGATCTGCTCAGCAAACTGCGAAAGAATGTCATCCAGACCACTAAAGCTGTACTGGTGGGTTTCGAACTTATCCCGCGAGTCCATGAGCGTCATACCTTCATTGCTCTGGAACTGGCGGATCAGGTCGATGTTCTTCAGCAACGCTTCGAACGCCGGGCCTCCAAGCGCGATAAGCTCGCGCAACTTCTCCACGCTATAGGTACGCAGATGCGCTTTATAGACCAGCTGCGCCGCGCCGACAGTGGCGCTATCGAACGCAGTAAGCCGATCCCAGATACGCTCTACAACCGACATTCCCCATTCGTTTTCGGTCATCTTCTGCTGGAATGGCAGCGTGACGCCATCAAAGCGGATCAGGCGGCTGTGATGGATGCGCCAGGCCGGAATGCCCGTTGCGGTGGTCACCACGTCGTAAAACTCAGGTTTGCCGAGATCTGGCCCCATCTCTTTAATGCGGCGGGTCAGGACCGGGTTAATCATCCAGCGGTCAAGCGGGAGAATCCCCTTAAACTTGCCCTCACCGATGGTTTCGAGCCGCAATGGGGTCATTGGTGCCTGCCCCTCGATCATGATGAAGCCAACCGCGCCGCCGTAGAGGCGCGACCATTTCAGCACGTCGTTCAGCGCATCCCAGATCTGCAACTCATCCAGCTGCGCTTCGAGGGTGCCACGGTCTTTGGCGTCAATCTCCGAAGTGATGCGAATGCCTTTACGGGTCATATCGTCCGGGATAGCGTCGACCGCTTCACCGATAACCCACGAACCGCGATATGACCATTCCACCAGCATGCGGTTGCGGCTGGTGAAGTTCGCCCGGTAGGTTGACGCTGAGTGCTGGTTAGGCGTCTGCATCCCCACGCGGGCGACAAAGTTCTCGTAGCCGTCAGCGGTGGCCTGCGCCGTTCGCTGAGAGGCTTGCTTGTTTCGTGCCATCAGGCCTGTCTCCCTAGCAGCTCCCAGATATTCAGGGCTGAATTCATTGGCGCGTAGCTGATCATCACCGAGTCGGCGAGGTTCGGCGACTTGGTGCCATCAGGCTGTTTATCAACAACGATTTTCCCCACGCCGTTAATGGAGTAGGTCGGCTGCGAAAGCTCGATGATGAGTTTGTCTTTGCTCGCCATGGCGCTGCTGATTGAGATGATTTCGTCCGGGTTGTAGGCCATGCCTTCAACCACGGCGCGATAGGTGTTCTGGAAAAGCTTGCGTAGCCGCCACCAGCTCTGGGCCTTGGCGTTAGCAAAGAAGTCCTTGTTCAGGCGCGCGGCCTGTCCGTTGTCGCCGCGCACCGCTTCGTCGTCCGGATCAAATACCGCGCCGCTACCGCGAAACGGTGTGGCGAGTATTGACGGTCGGCGCGCTGCGTTACGCAGTTCGTTGATGGCGCGCGCATCGCCGCGAACGCCAGCCCCCAGACCGTCCTCGTCGAAGCGAAACTCTTCGAGGTTGTCCTGCTCGCAAAAGCCGAAGACCTTCTCAACGGTCTGGTAAATGTCGCTGCCCACGCCGGACCATTCCCGCACGTTCTCCAGGAGGAAGCCGTGACGGGTCGAAAAGGAGTTTTTGTCCCGGCCTTCGTCGGCGACGTCCATCGCGCCCAGTCGCTTGCCTGTTGGCTGGATGCCCAGCTTGATATGCGCGTCGACGGCAGCCTGTACCCAGTCGGACGGGATCAGGACGCCTTCCGCAGATGCGCTGTAGTTCAGGTCAAGTTCCTGCGCCACCACCACTGGATTGTCGATTTTCTCGCATTCCCTGCGATACCACTCTTCATCCTTGCGCGGGTCATTTCGCCAGTGGAATGTGAATACCGGTATCTTCCCACCATGACGCTTCTGCGCGAACGGGTTCGCCATGCCGTTAACCGAACTCAGGTCGATACGGCAGCGGGTGGTTTGCGACAGCGCCGCGTCAATCAGCAGAGGACGCTGGAGGAATGCAGCCTCATCCACCAGGTAGAGCGTGGTACGGTCACCACGACCGATATTGTCACCAGCCTCGCCTTTGATGACCGCGCCAGTATCGGGAAACTCAACGCGCATGTACGGCGCGTGCTTCTTCTCGTCCCACGAACCGCGAAACTCGACGGGCAGCGTTTCCACGAACTTGCGCGCCTTCCAGAACAGCGCTTTCGGGTCACCGGTGCTGTCGACGTATTCCTCTTTACGAGAGCCGAAGCCGATAACCATCTCTTTGTTGAAGAGGCAGAGCGAACAGGCCAGCCCGATCGCCGTCCAGCTGAGCCCCATTTCACGGCTCTTTTCGGTGATGCCGTTCTCCAGCCGTTCGCGCCGCTCCATGATCCAGTGAATCCACTCTTCCTGTTTCGGGAACAGCAGAAAAGGGATGGTGACCGGCAGGCCATAATCGATGTTACGCGGGTCAGTCGTCATACCCCAGTCGATGATGAACTGTGCCGGGTTGGTGCGGTAAAACTGCTTTAGCGCTGGCAGCATTTCGGGGTTCTGACGAATGCGCTGTAAGCGCTCCATCCGCCATTCAAAAACCATCTGGTAATCAGGGTTCCTGAAGTCGAATTCAAACGGTAGAGGCATAATCACCCCATCATCTTGCGGTAAAGCTCTGCGGCCTGATCTGCGGTGAGGTTGGTCGTCTCGGTCTTAATCGGGCCGCCATCCTTGCCAGTGCTTTCAACCTTCAGCTTATTGGTGTAAGCGTCGCCAACCTCTTTCGCGGCCTGTTCAATCAGCTGCGCCGTCAGGGAGAAGTTTTTCATCCCCTCGGTTTTGGTTGCCATGCGGTCAAGCACGCGGAGGCGATAGGATTTGTTCGCGATCGGAATGTCGCTGGTTTCGGTCAGGAACCGTTCGCGCGTCGCGTGGAACATCTCGATCCACTTTTTGGCGAGCGTCTTACCGCTGGCCTTCGTGGGGTCGTGAGATTCAGCCTGCTGGCGTGTGATCTTGATCCCGAATTCTTTTTGGACAGCCTCGACCACCTGCGATGGCGTGTCATAGCACGCAAGCGACTGAATGATGTAGGCTTTCACATCAGGTTTTAATGCAGCCATAAATCACCATTCGTCTTATACAGTCCAGTATTTAAGCCAGTCTCAGCATGCACGTCCCGCACGCTCTGGCAATATCGAGATGAGCAACCTCCGCTGGCTGATTCGCCGCATCAATCATTTCCTGCACGTCCCGGCTCGCACCGTAACGGCGAACCACTCCCACAAACTCTTCCACGTCATGGCCGCGCAGCTTCAGCTTTGGCTGCCCTTCCTGCGTGAACTTCGGCGCGCCAAATTCATCTGTCGCCTGGCAGATGTGATAAAGCTCGTGCTCTATCAGCGCGCAGAATTCCAGATCGGAACATTGCGAGCAGTAATCGGCGGCCAGCGTGATGATGAACTGCGGCACCCTGCCGAACCACTCATACATCTGCTGCTCCATCCGCGCTTTCTGCCAACCTCCAGCCCGCATTGCCACTTCTTCCGCCTGCCCCAACACGGAACGACCTTTCTTCTCGAAAGCGTTCGACGCCCAGAGAAAGCACAGATCCGCTTCAAGCAAATGCTGGTGGTCAGGGTTGTAGAGGTCACCCTCATCGCTCAGGATGTGCTGATTCAGCCACTCGCCAACGTCACTGGCGGGCATTATGCTGATGTACGGCTTTGGGTCGGGGGGATTGACAAATAGCAGTGGAGGTAATGGTCGATTCACTTCACACACCTCTACAAGGTAATGATTTGAAGGTCATTATCCTTATTAGGGGATAACACTCATTTTATCCGCCAAAAGGGATAAACATTATCAAAGCCCATCAGTGAAGGGCTTCTGTAATGTCAGTCCCGGACGAACGTAACCTTTGTGGTTATCATTCGCCGTACAAGGCGCGTCGCTTCGCGTTGCATTTCATCAATTACTTTTGGCGTCAGCGGCTGACGCGCATATTTGCGCTCAATCTCTGCAAAAATCCCGTTCAGCGCCTCGCTGTCTGGTGGGATAACTTCAACGTTTAATCGTGCCATCGGTTTGTCCTGCCCTGTTGTTCTCGAAAGTCCTGATATCAGCCTTATCCCTGTTGCACTGCGCCAGCGCTGACAGCAGCGCGACATTCAGGTTAAGACTTGCACCCCACGTAAACGGGTCGGGTAAATCTGGCTGGGGTGTTTCAGCCGTCAGGCTGGCCGGTAACGGAACTACCGGAACCGGCACGTAGACTGTTCGCGTATTCGTGCAGCCGCTTAACTGCGCCAGCAGGCACAACACGAACAGCACAATCATCATCCGCAACAGCAGCCTTGATATCGTTCTCGGTTCTCTGTGACTCCAGTGCGACCTGCTGCTTGGCATGTTGGTTTGTCTCCAGAATGATGTTCGTTATTGCAACGGTGCGCAGGACATTCTCGGTGATAGTCTCAGAGGAATCAGCACGCTGTTCTGCATCGTCAGCGCGACGCTGTTCCTCCAGAAACTTTCCATGATAGTGATCCGCTGACCAGACAAGACCGCCTGCAATACAGGCGATAAACGTCACAATGAGCACCCAATAACTCATTTTCATACCAGCAGCGCCGCCCGCGCTTTGTTGTAGCGGATCTTGCGGTCATCAATGCCATTCAGGCCGCCGTTAATGATGCGCGTAACACGAGTAATATCGGCACCGTAGGCCATGCACCCTTTGGATGTGTAGAACCAGGCGGCAGAGCGCGCTGCCTGAAGTTCCTGTTCGAGCTGTTCAGGTGAAGTAACGAGGTCTAACTTCAGCGCCGCCCCGCAGGTTCGATAATTGTCGAGGCCCGTGATTTGAATTAACCCTCTGCCTCGATATTTCCAGCCGTCGCCAGGTGCTTTGTTACCCAAGCGGTTGCTATACACCAGATTAGCGATAGCATCCTGGCGGGCTGCGTGTTCGGTTGTTCTGCCAAGCGCATCAGCCTGCTGCTGTGTGATCCTCTTTCCGAAGGTCGCCACCAGCGCAGATGGTGTGTAGTTCAAATTTTCAACTACAGCGCTAAAGCCACCTGACTCGTGACCTACCTGAGCGATGAACATGGCCTGATCCGCAGGTGCTGTAATGCCAAATTCTTTCATCGCCGCATCTACTGGCTGAAACCAGCACGCAGCCAACCCGGCGCTGATGCCAGCCGCCATTTGAAATTGAGATTGATTCATTTATTTTCCTCAGTGCTGCCGACTCCGGCACGTCTGGCAACGATAGCGAGCGCCATGTCACGCAACCTGTCCGCTCCAACAAACCCGACTAGCGCACCAACGAATGCCCCTGAATTAGCAGGCAACCCCAGGTATTCCAGCAATGCGGAAACAGCCAGCGCGGATATGCCGCAGATTAGCGCGCCAGTGGCGGTGTAGAGTTTCGGCTTCCCTGCGCGTATGTCGATAAGCGCGGAGATGCCCAGAGCGCATAACCCGGCGGAAACTGACGGCAGATATAGCGCGATCCATTTCATGGTTTGTTCAAAAATCCCGTGAGAGCTATTCATAGGTTCACCTCGCCTGTTTGCGGGTGCTGTGTGTGAAACTGGAGTTTCCAGGGTGGAGAAGGGAAAAATTAAATTCGGCGGAAAGCGTACGAAGCGACGCCCTTACGCCCTAACTGGCATTCGATGGTGTTCTGTTCGACGCATTCGAAGCCCTGCTCAGCAAACCAGCGCTTAATGCCGACGTCAGTGAAGTACCAAATGTGCTCGTCTTTCCTGAAATGGTGCGAGCGAAGAATGTCTCCGGCATCTGTAAAAATGGGGATCGACACGAACACGTATTCACTGGCCTGCTGTACCGTCAGTTCCGGCTCGTCGATGTGCTCCAGAACATCCCACATTGTCAGCGCACGCCACTGGCTGGCGTAAAGGTCAGCGAATGCGCTCCGCTCATTCAGCCAGGCAATACCAGCCGGATTAACGTCATACCCTAGCGTTCCCGGTCGGGTAGATACGAACTGACCGGCACCGATACCAACGTCGAGAACAGGACCGTGAAAATGGCGCGCCACCAGCTCAATACGGGATTGCGTTAAGGCTCTGCCCGTTTCGGTGTCGGCCAGCAGCTGATATTTCGCAAAATATTGCTCGTCATACGGGCGTGACGCCGGAACCGGATAACGACCGATGCCCAGCTCCGGGAGGAATACCAGCCCGCTGTTCAGTTCCTGATAAAACGACTTCATTCAGCCAGGCCTCGAATTTTGAATCAAAGTTGGAGATGCGTTTGTCGCAATGGTGATCCCACGCTTCGCAGCGACAATAATTGTCCGGGATAGCCCAGCCAACTCGGGATAAATCCATCGCCGGATCGGTGACTATCTCGGGGGCGTTATGCCCACCGCGCCCACCAGCGACAACATAAACAGGTGTTTTGTACGCAATGGCAGCGGGCAGCGCCCAGCCGACAGGCGAAACCACGACAGCGGCATGCTCAACCAGGCGCATCAGCTCTTTGATATTGAGCTCGCCAGCGTGCATTTTCAGATCGGCCTCTGGCTCTTCACCCACCAGCCACTCTTCCCCGTCCTGCAAATCAGCAACGCTAATCACGCAGAAATGTTTCCGCAGGATTCGCGATGCGCACAGGAGGTAATCGGGATCAGGGTTTCGGGAGTCGCTTCGCCATTCAGAGCGAACCGTTGCCGGACGGATAACGGCGATCGGCTTTTGGTGCGTAAACTGCGCCGGTCCAAAGGATGGCAAATCAAGCGCTGCTGGCGTTACACCGAACTGTCGGCGCATCGCATCGAATATTGAACCGCGCCGCAGATCATCCGGGCCGTAAAATATTCTCTTCGTCTGTCGTGGCGATGGCGGCGGATAAAACTTTGCAGAGCTGCGAAACTCATTTTTACGCTGCGTTCTGAGCGTGGTATCACTTCGGACTGCTTTAACTGGCAGGTCTTCGTAAAGTTCCGGCCATGCCGTCTTAATGAATGTCCCAGCGGGCAGTTGTTTGACGAAAGCGCGCTGGTAAATGGTATCTCCCATTCCCAGCATGCCATCGATGTAAATCGGAGGATTCAGCATGTAACCTCGCTGATCGCCGCTTCAAGAGGTAGACGACGAAAGCAATTAAGCGCCGTCTGGCGGCTGCTGTTGATGATATTGACGCTTCCACGCAGCTGCGCCGCAACCCTGGCAAACTCGCCATGCCAGCGCTTTACGTTTGCCGTTGTCGGGTTATCGAGGGCTGTATGATCGCCGTGCCAGTGGCTGCCGTTCGAGATTGAGCAATCGAAGCCCAGCAGAATGATGCGCTTTGCGCCCAGCCAGTGAGCGAACAGGATCGCTCTCTGTCCCGAATTGAATGTGCCGCTGGTATCTGTCGGGAAGAGGTTCACGCCGTATCGGGTGTGTGCTCTCCGGTTACATGACCAGCGTTCGGGGCCATCGGGCAGCGCGGGAATGTTCACATCCCACCAGCGCAGATCGCCAGCGTAAATGTGAGTGCATTCCGGTATGGCTCGCCATGATGAATTAACCGCTATCACAGGAAACCCTGAGCGCGCAGCTATTTGACAGTCAGCGGGAGTAAGGGACGGACCAGAAGCGCAGATGATCGCCGTGTGCATACGTTATTCACCCGGTGGCATTGAGCCAATAAAAAAGCCCCTGCATTTCTGCAAGGGCTTAAATGTGGTTCCCACCGCTCCGCGCAAGGCATCTCCGCTGGTGGGTAAGCTCTTTCGCCTTTGACGTCCGAGCATATCTGAATTATGCAGTTTCAAAACTCGTTTTCAAGTCTTTTTCGCAAGTTTTTGCATTTTCGAAGCCTAATTCATCTTTTAACGTGAAGAAGACAGCAGAGTTGAACAACTCAACACACCAGCGCACACGGTCAATACATTGCTTTTCGGTCAGAAACGGCGCGTAGTAGTACTGCATCCATCGAGCCATGTCATTGATGGTTTTCCGCCAGGTGTAATAGTCCTTCCCTATCTCATACACTGGATTTCCCGGCTTGAAGGACTTCAGGATGATAGCCTCCATGAATGCAGCTTCCTCCTGATCCCCGGCGTTGCCAATCAGGTCAGAAAGTGATTTCTTCGGCCAGATGATGGCTTTCGCCTGCTCAAACAACGCATCGCCGGTATAGCCAATTTTACGCAGACCAGACAGCACGGTAGCGATCCGCTCCTGCTGCTCGCCAGTCCAGCCGGTCAATATCATTGACCACATACCACCGCCACCAGAGAGGTGCTCTGTTCCGCTGCCCCCGTACATGCCGCCCCAGTGGTTCAGCAACGAACGAACCCAACGGCTTTGCGATGGTGTCAGTCGGCGGTATTTCCCCAGGTAAGATCTGCGTGGTGCTGCTGCCAGCGCAACCCAGGCGTTTTGCGGGTTGGTACGCTCAACAGACGCTTTCTGGTAATTATTAATGTCGTTGCGTGTCATTCTGCATTCTCCTGGATAATGATCTGACCTGTCTCTCCCCACCGCTTAGTTACCCTGCCGTCCCATATCCGACAGTCATCATCGAATATCGCATCCAGTAACGCTTTCTCCAGATTGTCCTTATCCGGCTTGGTCTGATGTGGCTGGCCGTCATGCTGCTGACGCTTCTTCTTGCTCCAGCTTTTCGGCATGGGCAAAACGAATGTTATGTGGTAACCGGATTCCGGGAGGGTTATACCGAGACGGCGCACCTGAGCTTTAAAGAACCAGTAAGCGGAGGTTTCCGGCCTGCTGCGCCAGCGATCGCTTCTGGTCATGCGGGGCTTGCTGACCGGGTTGATATCGTAAATTTTCATACGGGCACCACCAGCCCAAGGCGGGCGATCTGGATAACGGTCAGAACGATAGCGCGGTCCATCAGCTGACGGCGTTCGTCGCGCGATAGCTTGCTCCCGTTGTCGATGCTGTCGTGGCAGCAAACGCAGATCGCCGCCGTGGCGCAATCATCGGCTTTCAGGCCCATGCCTTTGCCTTCATTGCGATGCGCTACCTGCGTCCCCCACGAACCGCATAACACGCACTGTTCGATCTGCCCGACAGCAGAGAGCCATTTTTTGCTGCGAAAGGTTTTCTGACTGGGGTTATTTCGCATTGCTGTCTCCCCAACGCTTTGCCCACTCAATTTCATTGCGGGATTGTTCGCCGAAGATGACACCCTGCTGGGTGCCGAACCAGTAAATCGTCTCGATGACTTCGACCATCTGGGGAATGGTCATTTTGCTGGTGCGCTGGCCGAACATCACGACGCCGCCGTCAAGGCCAGGGGCCATTCGCTGTTCCTGCTTTTTGGTCTTCGCCACCAGCGCGGTGATGAGGTCTTTCCAGTCGTCGGAATCGTATTTGTTGCCGAACCAGAGAACCTGGTCGGAAAGGTCTTTCAGCAGCGGCCACATCTTGCGGTTTTGAATGGCGGTGCGCGTCGACTCTTTGACGTCGAGAATCAGCGGGCGCTTGCTGTCGACCGGTAACTGACGGATGTAGTTGATAGCGTTCTGCTTAACGCTTTCGTTAACGAGGTGGAATTGTTGGCTCACGCGTCACCCCCGAAGAGGTTGAGCGACAGATACGACAAATCGCTGACGTCGGATAACGTCAGGCGGTCGTGTTTATGCTGGTGGTACAGCGCCATGGTGTTCTCCGTGGCGCAGATGGTCGTCAGTTTCTCAGGCTGACGCAGATATTATGGCTGGGCATTGTGGCAAAAGCAATTTAACGCCGACAAAAAAAGCCTCCGAAGAGGCTTGTATGTTATTGATTACATTGTGACATGTCACACTGCTAATTTGGTTTCATGCCAGCCGCGCGTAACCCAGCATTGCGAATCACCGTCGCACGGACACGACTCAACCGGCAGCGCATCGCCGCATTTACCGCAGCGGTTCGCGCTGATTGACTTGATACGACCACGGACGCGGGCATCATCCTGGCGGATCAGCATCGCAACGTATTCGCTCATTTCATACGGCGCGCGCCCGGGGCGGCGGGAAGCGCAATTACGCTCCAACATATCCAGTTCCTGAGTATCAAGTATGAGCTCAAATTTACGCCCACCAGCAGCGGCTTGCCTGGCGCGCTGGGCGGCTTTGCGTTCTGCGGCGGATTTAGCCATTATTTGACCTCCACGCACTTGATATTGTTGATTCTCGGCGACGTTTCATTCCATGAGCGCTGCTCGTCAGCAAGGCTGATCGCTTTGATTGCTGCCTGGCACTGTTCCATGCTCTCCATCGGCTCAACCTGCATATTCATGCTTTGACTGGTAATCACCATAATCAGGAAGAAATAGCTCATTCACCCTCCTGCATGGCTGCGCGAACTACGTGGGCAATGCGTTCACGCAGCTGCTGTGTGCCGTGATATTCAATAGCCACATCGCGCAAATCGTTGACCAGCTCGCGAATTTGATGGTCTTTCAGCACTACCGGCGCAGGCTTAATATGCTGGCGCGGCTCTCCGTCCTTCGGTTCGGGCCACTGGCGCGCCATATTCACTTTCAGCTTTTCTTCCATCGCTGCTGTGATTTCGCCGTCAGAGATACCGGCTCGCCGCTGGGCATCCCACAAGAGGAATTGGAGATCCGCCCACTCGGATAAATCATCTGGCGCGGCGGCGGCCTCCAGCGCTTCTTTCGCGAGGTGTTTCAGCGGACCTATGGGACCAAGATCCCCGAAGGTTTCCTGTGACCATGCTGCGTGCCGATCACGTATCAGCCTGCGTAATTGCGCCGATGAAGGCGACTCGCCGATATTGACGGTGATGCGTGGTTGCATAGGCGGCACCTTCGGCCCTTTTGCTGGTGGAAATTTATCAGCCATCAGTATTCTCCCCAGCTATATTCTGACGCAATCGGCCCCGGCTGGTTGGCAGCGAGGAATGTGTCGCTTTCTGGTAGTTTCTCGACCTTACAGCGATATCCCTCGGAAATGATCCCGGCCTCGCGAAGACCAGAGAGACACATGCGCGCCGTTTCTTCGGCGAGCTGAATCTTGTTAATCTGGTGGGTTTTGCGACGAACAAATGCCTGCAACGCCTCTTCTTTGGTGTAATGGTAACGGGAGCGATCAGCGCCTTTTAAGCAGCGTTTAACATGGTGTTTCTGATTCACTGGCTGCCCACCGGTCCGGTATTTAACAAGCTGCTCATTGGTCATGTACGGCATGTCTTCGACGTGCCAGAAAGTCTTCTCTGTCTCGCGGATGATTACGCGCTTACACAAAGTGACGATCGGGCGACCTTCGCTGTCGTTCCCGTCATTGTAGCGATAGCAGTATTTTTTACCTTCGGTGATTCTGTTCATTGTGATGCCCCCGGAATAAAGTAAAGGAACCATGCGTATGCTACTAACGCCACCAAAACCCTTACGGCAAACATCGGTTTGATGAAGCGAAACGGGTTTTGCCACATTACGAATGACATAATCCCCAGCACAGCGACCGAAATACCAATGACCATCGCGGTTATCTTGATCAACACAAATACTTCGTTCACTGGGTAACCTCCTGAATAACAGTACCTTTGGATTCAATGCGCTTATGGCGCTCCCAAAACCACTGGTGAAGTTCCATCAGCTCTTTGTCCAGGGGCGCGTATTCGCGGTCGAAATAGGCCTGAGCGTCTTTCTCGTCCTCGTTGGGTAACTCGCCAGGACCAAGCAGGGTGTTAAAAATCCATGCCATCCCATTCTTGGCGTCGCCGGTGGTGCGCCAGTCGATAATCGCCGCTTGCATCACAAGCAGGTTCTTACCGAACATCCGATCAAGCTCTTTGAAGCGATTGCGAATGTACTCGTTCTCGTCCTTCAGTTCGGCGTTCTGCTTCTCTGCGTCAGCCAACACATCAGCGCGAGCACGCTGCACATCCAGCTGCGTAGCCAGTTCACGCACCAGCGCGGCAGACTCAGCGCAATGCAGCTCTTTCGCCAGCGCATGCCCGGCAGCTACGAGTTCTTTGGTTTTATTGGTCATGCCGCGTTCTCCTGATGAATGATTTCCAGATCCAGCTTTTGGGCCAGAGCGTGTTCCGCTTTTGCGCCTGCGGAGTTCTGCCAGCCGGACAGCAGGAAAATGCCGTCAGCGCAGCGGAGCATCGCGAGGCAAATATCCATGTACTCTGGCTGGCTCAGGCCATCGGGAAGCGTCGCGGGGTTTAACACCACATGGCCTTCCGAAGCCAGGCGCATTGCCTCAAAATGGAACGCAGGACGGTTATATTTCGGAATGCCGGTCATTGGCCCAGCAATGTAAATTTTCATCAAAATTCCCTCTTTTTGTTGGGTCTGGCATCATTCGCGCGGCGTTTCTGCTCAGCAGCAGACTGGTCGCAGTCGTAGATCGCACCGTTGCGCTGATCGCAATAAACAACGCCTGTCGGGCCGTGACGGTTCAGGCGCAACAGCAATTCGGTAGCCGCCTGATCTGCGTTTACGTCGTATGCGCCTTCGCGGTAGATGCCGATCCAGTAATCGCAATCCTGCTCAATTTGACCGGTATCGCGGGAGTCACTCGGCATCGGGCGTTTGTTGGTGCGCTTCTCCAGATCTCGGTTCAGCTGGGTAAGCAGCACCACGATGCAGTTCAATTCCTTCGCCAGATTCTTCAGCCCCTTCGTGATAATCCCGTAGGCCAGGTCGTTGCGATCGGCCTTGTCGGCGGTCATAAGGGTCAGGTAGTCCACCAGCACCATGCCGACAGCGCCGCGTTCGCGTTTGATGCGACGTGACTCTGCAACGATGTGCGCCAGCGTGATCCCGGGCGTGTCGTCGACGTACAGGTTTCCGGTCTGGGCCAGACGCCCACCAGCGGCAAAAGCCATTGCCACCTGCGCGTCGTCGTATCGATCACCATAAAACACGTCGGTATTCACGCGGCTGACCTGCCCGATCATGCGCTCCACAATCTGCTTATCCGGCATCTCAAGGCTGAACATCAGCGCGGGCAGTTCTTCAACTTCGGCACAGTTGACGGCCAGCTGGCTATACAGCGTGGTTTTCCCCATCTTCGGACGTGCGCCGATCACCATCAGAGCCCCTTTAACCAGCCCTTTCGGTTGCAGCAGGTCATCCAGCGAGCCGATCCCCGTTGAAAGCCCTCGCGTTGCGTCTGAGTCGCTCCAGCGTGCTTCCACCTCGTCCACCCAGTCGCCCATCACTTCCGAAAACTCGCGGAGCCCCCGCCGGTTACCGGTTTTCGCGTAGTCAGCGATATCGGTGAACAGGGTCTGAATAGCGTCAAACTTCTGGCTGGTGGTCATCCCGTTGCGGGAATACAGCAGCTCGGTAGCGCTGGTCAGCTTGTCGATGCCGTAGCGCTCCATGGCTTTCTCACGCACCAGCATGGCGTAGTGAACGATGTTCGCTGCGCTGGGGGTGTTTTTGGATATCTCAGCCATGTAGGCAAAGCCGCCAGCCTGTTCGCCAAGACCTTTGGACTCCAGCGACTCAATCAGGGTGATCAGGTCGATAGGCTTCTGGTTGGCTACCAGCTCCCGCATCTCGGCGAAAATCACCTGGTGGGGGCGGATGTAGAACGATTCAGGCTTGAGCATCGACATGGCGGTCTGGCAACGGTCGCTACCACTATCCAGCATCATGCCGCCCAGCACGCTTTGTTCCGCTTCGATATTCTGCGGGATCATGTTCATGTCGGTCATAACGCCTTCTCCCTGGTTTTAAGCAGGGTGTCAGAGCGCAGCAGATAATCGAAACTGGCACGCCAGCCCCGGTCGTTCTCCCCGAAATAAAACTTTGGCGCTCGCTCGGCGAACGCGGCGAAGTAATTCTCCACAGCCTCGACGGTTGGCTCTTTCAGTTCGGTCAGCAGGCGTTTGATAGCACGGCGACGTTTGTCGTTTAGTGCCTCTGCCTGGGGAAGGCGGTCTCCCAGGGTGGTGTTGTATGCAGAAAGCACCGCCTGGTAGTCGATCGGGGTTTTCTTTGAGACAGGTTTTTCTTCCTGCCCGACACACTCCCCCTCTGGGGGTTGGGGGGTATTTATATTGTCTTTGGTAAGACTGTTTAGGGTGTCGGGTGATTTCGCCCAATTCAAAACCTCTTTTCGCCCAACATTTTGGGTACTTTCGCCCAACCTTTTGGGTGATTTTTTGGGGGTCTTGTTGAGAACCCATTTATCAATGCTTACGTTAACGCTTACCAGCTTGAACCCACCCACTTTACGCAGATTAATAATCCTGCGTTCTGCCAGAACATTCAGGGCAGCCGCTACATCCGAATCATCCAGGCCAGTCACATCAGCCAGATATGTATTTGTTACCTTGTCCTCTGACTTATTCCAGCCAAAGGTGCAGTAGATAACGGCATCCAGAACCTGATGTTCTCGGCCTGCAAGTTTCAGTTTTGGCTTAAGCTTCCCGATGCTGGTAGCAATACGCATGTACCCGTCATCAAGACTTGCCACTTTACTCTCCAATACCTCACGCTGAGGCAGGTAGTCTGCTAACTTAACGACGCCCATTTTTCACTCCCGATGTAGCCAGAGCCAGATGGATCACGCCCACCAGACGTTCGGCGAACGCCCTTTTTTTTGACGCGGCAACCACCAGCCCATCAGGGGAATCCTGAAGGCGTCGTTCCTCATTTTCCTGGTACTTTTTGCGCTTTGGCATTAGAATTGACCTCGCAATTTACTCACGTTTGTTGCACCTGAGAGCCGCTTGTGTTCGCGCACAGCGGCTTTCGCCTTTTCAGAACAGGCCCGGCTGGGCGCTCCGTTTAACTTTTCGCTTCTCAAAGCGGTCAGCGGGTAACTGCTGTTTCTCCGCCCAGAGCTTTGCGTACCGCAAAACATCATCAAAAATCTTCCCCTTTCTGCTTGTCTGGCTCATGCGCTTGTACATGTCGATTGCCTGGAATGCCCCCCCCTGAGCCACCCCCAGAGAGAAACCGATCTTCAGCAGCTCTTCACGCACATGCTTTTCGATGAATTCGATGTGGTTCATGGCTTAATCCCACCCTAGCGGCCCCGGCCTTGCCCTTTCGGCTTTCAGCCCGATATCGGCGAGCGTTTCGACTGATGCCAAATATTCACGCGATACCAGCACTGCTTCCGGTGGTGCGGCCTGAATACCTAGGAAGGCCAACTCTCTCGCCATAGTGCTGAAATGCCCCTCAGCTTTACGCCTGCTGGCTGTCGACTCGCTGATGCCCATATGCTCGGCGTAAGACTTCTGGCCCACTGATGCAAGCCGGGTGAGCAGAACGCTCTCTATCTCAACCGGATTGATAACTGGCGGGTCTAACTTTCGTGCGATTGCGTTCTCCATAGGTGAAAATTCTCCTTGGCTTAACGATGAGAAATGGAGTTAAGGATTTCGGATGCGCTCACCTGACCATCGGTGGCAATGACAATTGACTTGATGAAGCGTGAACCAATCTCAGCGCCATTAAGCCACTTGCTGACTGTTGACTGGTTTACGCCTGCTTTTCGGGCCAGTTCAGCTTGAGAACCAGCAATACCAATAGCGCGTTTAATGGCCTCGTTGGTTGTGACACTCATGAAAATTCCTCTCTGCATAATTTTGAATGGATTATGCGATAGGGAATTCAAATGATCAAGTCTTTTGGGACTTTGACATAAAATTCTTTAGGGAATATTTTGCGTAATATGAAAACACTCAAAGAAAGACTGGCTTATGCCATGCATACGACCGGGAAAAACAACCAGACTGAACTGGGACGACAAGCCGGTGTACCTCAATCTTCCATATCAAAAATACTACGGGGGGATAGCGAAACATCGCGCCATACCGGAAAGCTCGCGGCAGCTCTTGGCGTTAGCGCTGACTGGTTAATCAACGGCACTGGTTCGATTTTTGGTGAAGCAAGCCAAGCAATACAACCAATCGATGTTTCAAAAAATGTAAAGGTTTTCGATTTTAATGGTTTTACAGGAAACCATGTTTCTTGGTTTAGCGCATTACCAGAACACTTTAGAGCCTATGAAATTAAAGGGAGAACAGGCATTTCGCAGGCTCCTGCTGGGGCTATAGTTATTGTTGACCCAGAAGAACAACCAGCGTCTGAAGATTTAGTTTTGGTCCGACTAAAAGATACTGTCTCCGTTTTTCGTTATCACATAGGCGGTGATGGTAACGGATACTTGTCAGTAGATGATTCACGAGTTCCCCTGGCGCCAGTTTCGGATCTCTCCTCAGTGGTTGGTCCAATCGTCCAGGTTTTCATTCCCGAATTGAACAAGTAAACAACCATTCGATCTGGTGCCTGAGTGCTGGAATAGCTACCAGGCCCAACCCTTACATATAGTGCCCCCATACTCCCTCCTGACAAAAAACCATCACATGACTGTGTTTTTATCCAGTATACATCGTAAAATTCACTATTCCAGCAAAAAAAATTCCTTTGCGAATCACCGATAGAATACCCTCAAGAATTATTTTATCAATCCTCTATTGACTTGAATTATTCCCTATCGCATAGTTGCCACATCTAAACAACGCATTCAAATGCGCAGATGGTCCAAAACTCCGCTGGCCGGCGATAAGGCACGAGGATGAGATGAAAATTAACCACGCAGTACCAAACAACGGTCGTGCAGTCGTCATGCGCAACAGTCGCACCGGCGCAGCATGGCAGGTTTCCTACGACTACCGCGACGGCACCTACTGGCACGAACCGCAGGGCAACCTGCGCAACATCCGCCGCTCTTACGCCTCTCGCACCATCGAACCAAATCTTGTGCCTGCGGGGACTCACTGATGGGAGCCCTGTACGCATTAGTGCTGACCATCACCATGACGAACGGTGATTACCAGGATGCTGTTGTCGGTGTTTTCGACAGCCAGCAGCAATGTGAAGCGGCAGCGAGTGAGCAAATTGGCGTCACTAACTGCTATCCAGTCGAAGGCATCATCCACGCTGACGAAACGCCAGCGGGTTATGACGCGAAATTTTGAGGGCTAAGGGATGTGCAACTGTATGAATGAAGTTGGTGCTCAAATCGAAGCACGGCTTAAAGAGAAGGTTCCGAAGGGCGCTGAAGTGAGTGAAAGCATCCTTGATCGCGGTTGGGAAAATCAGGTTCTTTCTCTTTCTGATGGCGGCTCACACGTCACGCTGAAATACAAACTGGCGTACCGGGCCAAAAAGAAAAACGGCGAAATGGCTAAAAACCTGAACCGCCTGGAAACCAACGTAAAAATGAGTTTCTGCCCGTTCTGCGGTGAATCTCAAGTTTAACCGTATTTTGATTATCAATCATAAATAAAGGAAATAGCTATGGGCTGCGACATTCATATGATGGTTGAGGTTAAACGCTCAATTAATGGTGAAGAAAAATGGGTTAATTATGATCACTTCCGTAAAAACCCATGGTATGGAAATGACGATGACGAACGGGAATTCGAACGTATTGATCTAGAAAGCTCCCGTAATTATGCAGCATTTTCCCAACTCTGTGGAGTAAGAGCCTACGCTGACGAAACGCCTAAGATATCAGAACCACGCGGTTTGCCAGGCGATGCTTGTGATTACACAAGGCAGGTGTCAGAAGATTGGGGATGTGACGGACATTCTCACAGTTACGTCAGTCTTGCAGAAATTCGGGAATTCAGAAAAAACCTTACTCCAATGCCATTCAAAGGAATGATTTCAGAAAAACAGGCGGTAGATCTTGATAATGGTATTAAACCCGATTCATGGTGTGGCTGGACAAATGCACCAGGCTTTGTTTACAGAGAATGGGAAGATACTGTAGATGCTTTGAAAAATATTCATGAAGCTCTTGAGAATAGAGCATTGGAATTATGGTGGTTAGAGAAAAACATTATTCCCGAAAATATTCGAATAGTCTTTTTCTTCGATAATTAACAAACGATTTTTTAATCAATTAAATATAGGCAGCCATTATGGTGCCGGGATTCTTACAACCATTTTCTGAGGAATGGATATGCAGGCTACAACCAAACAGCAACAGGCGATGAATCTTATCGCGCTGCTGTGCCTGATGTACCACTTATCGCCAGCTGACCTTGAGGCCATCGCCCACCAGCTCGCGCACTTCGATGCAGTTTGTGATTACAGAACACAGGGGATTAACAATGCTGCGTGTCATTGATACCGAAACGACTGGGCTGGAAGGCGGCCCGGAAACCGTGGTGGAAATTGCCAGCGTCGATATCGTCTACGGCGTGATCTGCAACCCAATGAGCGACCTCGTTAAGCCTGGCGTGGCTATCGGTTTTGAGGCCATGGCTATTCACCATATCACCGAAGACATGGTGGAAGGCGCGCCGCTGCTCAGTGAAGTAATTGGCCGCTATATGGGTGCCGACGCCTACGTCGCCCACAACGCGAAGTTCGATAAAGCCAAACTTCCTGCAATGAACGCTCCGTGGATCTGCACTGCCAAGCTGGCGCGCTCACTCCTGCCGGAGCACAAGAGCCACAGCAACCAGTACCTGCGTTACAGCCTCGGGCTGAAACCGGAAGTACCGGAAGGGCTTTACGCTCACCGCGCGCTGTATGACTGCTACGTCACCGCCGAATTGCTGCTCTACATGGGCCGCCTGGCGAAATGGACGATGGGCGAAATGCGCGCCATCTCCAACAACCCTTCCCTGCTTAATGCGCTCCGTTTCGGTAAGCACAAAGGCGTCGCGTTCTCCGAGCTGGCAAAGACAGAACCGGGTTACCTGCGCTGGCTCGTTGCCAACAGTGACGACGAAGACGTGCTGTTTACGGCTAACCACTGGCTGAACGGGGGCAAATGATGGGTACTCCAGTGCTGATCCTCGGTGACTCTGGCGCGGGCAAGTCCTACAGCCTGCGCAACTTCAATCCGGACGATGTGATGCTGCTCCAGTGCATCCCCAAAATGCTGCCGTTCAAGTCTACGGGCTGGAAACTTCACGGCAAGCAGCTGCCAGACGGAAGCAAACAGCGCGGTAACGTTTTGCGCTCTGATAACTGGGAAACGGTGCTGGACACCATCTATCGCATGGTGCAGTCGAAAACGCGCCGCGTCCTGATCATCGACGATTTCCAGGTGGTCATGCAACACGAAAACATGAACCGCGCGTACCAGACCGGCTACGCCAAGTTCACCGAAATGGCAGATCACATCTGGCGAATCATCATGGCGGCCACCGAGCTGCCGGACGACTTCCGCGTTTATTTCCTCGCCCACACCGAAGAGACCGAGGGAAAGATCCGCATGAAGACCACCGGGAAGATGCTCAACGAAAAGCTGACGCCAGAGGGCTATTTTTCCATCGTGCTGCGCGCCATCAAGAAGGACGGCAAACACGTTTTTCTCATCAAAGGCGATGACAACGACACCGCCAAAGCGCCGCCCGATCTGTTCCCGGACCAGACGGAAATGGACAACGACCTCCACGCCGTAGACGTGGCTATCACCGAATTTATGACCGAATTGTAACTTTGAGGATTTAACGATGAACCAACCAATGACTTTTATGTGGAACAACGAAACGGCTGAGATGGCGAAGAAAGCTGGCGCAACTGGCGGGATCAGCGAAACCGGCGCTTACGAGGGCGAAATCGTTTCTGCGGTGTACACCTTCGGGAAAGATGGCAGCCAGTCCCAGGCACTCGAACTCAGCCTGGACTCTAACGGAGCAAAAGCCAATTACCTACGCATTAACTTCCTCGGCAAGGACGGTCAGCAGACGTTCGGAATGGGGCTGGTATCGGCGCTGATGTGGGTCGCCCAGGTCAAACAGGCGCAACCACAGCAGGTACAGGGTCAAAACGGCCCTGAATGGCACTGCCCGGCGCTGGTTGGCAAAAAGGTGGGCCTGTTCCTCCAGAAGGTGCTGTACACCAAAAACGACGGCGGCGACGGCTACAAGTTCGAAGTGCGCCACGTTTTCCAGCCGGGAACGCGTAAGACCTACGCCGAGCACGCTGAAAATGCCCCAGCAGAAGCGATTTCCGCGCTTGAGCTGTCCATGAAGGACAAAGACGAGCGCATTCACGGCGGCGCGCAGTTCTCTGGACCACGCAATACCCAACATGGCGGCAATCCTTATGCAAATCAAACTGGGGGCGCACCACAATCGCGCTTGCAGCAGAGCAGCGGTCAGCCACCGGTCGACTTTGACGACGATATCCCGTTTGCGCCGATCGGTCTTCCGTTCCCTTCTCACTCTATCTATGCGCTATGACACACGCACAGGACGAAATCAGGGTTGGCGCGGTGTGCCTTCCCTGGCTCAAAGAGAAAAACGGATGGTTGCTGCCGTGGGGTGATGTCGTTACCAACCCACTGAAGGCGCAACGACTGGCTGAAGAACTTAACGAAAAGCAGGTAGCAGCATGAGATACGGATCTGTTTGCAGTGGGATTGAAGCCGCAAGCGTCGCATGGGAGTCGCTTGGATGGCAACCAGCATGGTTTGCCGAAATCGAGGCGTTTCCGTCCGCCGTGCTGGCGCATCACTGGCCGCATGTGGAGAACCTCGGCGACATGACAAAAATCGCGGCTGCGGTCCGTTCCGGAGAAGTAGACGCGCCTGAAGTAGTCGCCGGCGGAACACCATGCCAGTCCTATTCAATAGGTGGCAAACGTCAGGGTTTAAGCGATCCGCGCGGACAGTTGACACTTTCATATGTGGAATTAGCTGATGCAATCGACAGTAAACGCCGGGGGAACGGCGATCAGGAAGCAATCTTCGTCTGGGAAAACGTTACCGGGGCATTCTCATCAAAAGACAACGCCTTCGGGTACTTTCTCGCAGGAATGGCTGGAGAAACTGAAGCATTCGAACCTGGTCCACAACCTGCAACAGGATGCAGCAGCAAATACTGGCGCTGGCATAAAAAAGCCCGTAAGCACGTTCCAGTCTGGTCAAAGCGTGGTGTTGTTATTGGACGACAGCGCCGAGTGGCCTGGCGAACCTTTGATGCTCAATACTTCGGATTGGCCCAGCGACGCCAGAGAATTCTCCTTATTGCAAGCGCTCGAACAGACATTGATCCCGCAGAAATATTATTTGAGCCCGACAGCGTGCGCAGGATTAATCCCCCGTCAAAGCAGACGCCCGTGCCTGTTTGTCTCACAGCGCGAGGGGCAGGCTCTCTCGATGACAGAGAAACTTACATTGTTACGCCAGAACGCCGAATCAGACACCTGATGCCGATTGAAAACGAGAGGCAGATGGGGTTTCCATTAAACCACACGCTGATCCCATGGCGCGGAAAAGTTGCAGCTGATTGCCCGGACGGACCGCGCTATAAGGCGATCGGCAATTCTATGGCTGTGCCGGTTATGCGCTGGATCGGTGAGCGTATCGCTGCGGCGCTCCCGATTGAAGAACCTACGCCGCGCAGCTGGCAGCGCCCGTTCCTTAAATGGGCTGGCGGAAAATATTCACTGCTGCCGGAACTGGATCGCCTGATCCCCGCAGGTAAACGCCTTATTGAGCCTTTTGTGGGTGGCGGCTCGGTGTTCCTTAACTCAGACAAGCACGAACGCTTCCTTCTGGCTGACGTCAACGCTGACCTGATTAACCTGTATCAGATGCTGGCGGTGGTCCCCGATTCGGTGATCTATGAGGCAATGAAGGCATTCAGGCACCTGAATGATGCCGAAAACTACACGGTAATTCGTGAAGCATTCAACGCGCAGCAGCTGGATGCGGTCGAGCGCGCAGCAGCATTCCTTTACCTCAATCGGCACTGTTTCAACGGTCTGATCCGTTACAACCTAGACGGTTTTTTTAACGTCGGCTTTGGGAAATATAAAGCGCCATATTTCCCGGAAGAAGAGATCAAGGCATTTAAGCGGAAGGCTCACGCATGCGTATTCATGAATGCGGGCTTCAGGCGCACGCTCGCGCTGGCAGGTGATGGTGACGTCGTTTACTGCGATCCGCCTTATGAACCGCTGCCCGGCACCGCTGGTTTCACTAACTACGCGGCTGGTGGGTTCTCGTGGGATAGCCAAGTAGAGCTTGCGGAATGCTGTGTGGCAGCCCACCAGCGGGGGGCAAAAGTGGTAATCAGCAATTCTACCGCACCGCGCGTAATTGAACTTTACGAACAGCACGGCTTCACCCTGCACCGCGTCAGTGCTCGCCGGGCTATATCCAGCAAAGGCAGCACCCGAGAAACAGCGAGTGATGTCGTAGCCACTTTGGGAGTGACGTGATGATGAGGCTGATTAATCGCAGTAAGCAATCACCTATTGGTCGCCGCGCTTGCGATGTTGCGCTGGCGGCGCACCACGCAAAATATGGCGATTACGGCAGGCAGAAGCATCAGACAAATTACACCGTTGAGGTGGATGGCATGAAGGTTACCGTCGAAGTCGTCAACCGGGCCACCAGCTATGTCGCCACAGCAATGATCGGCGTTCGTAAACTTCGAAACCTGCCAGCACAGGCACACTGAATAACAATGACGGCCCCGGCTGGGGCCACTGGAGAACATCGATGGAAGAAGAAGTATTTACCAGAGATGAGGCCGCCGCCTTCCTAAAAGTGGATAAAGGCACGATTGCCCAGTGGATAAAGTCCGGTCGCCTGGCTGCTACCCGAAAAAATCCACATAAGAAAAAAAGCCCATACCTGATCTGCAAAACAGACTGTATTGCGGCAGTGAAGAACCCGATCCACAATCAACCCGTGAATGCGGTTGATGTGCAGGAGGATAAAGCATGTCAATCAAACAACGTGCCGGTACGTGGCACTGCGACTTCGTTACGCCTGGTGGAAGTCGAATTAGACGGTCTCTTGGGACAACGGACAAAAGGCAAGCGCAGGAGCTCTATGATCAGCTGAAAGCTGAAGCATGGCGAGTTGATAAGATGGGGGAGTTTAAGCCGCGAACGTTCGATGAAGCGTGCGTTCGCTGGCTTAACGAAAAACAGCACAAGAAAAGCCTGGACGATGACAAAAGCCGGATCGGATTCTGGAGGATGCACTTCAAGGGAGTGGACCTGTCAGCAATCACGGAAGACAGGATCTTGTCTGCGGTAAGTTCGATGGTTAACCGCAAGCATCGAATGAACTGGGAGGCTAAGCGCGACAGCCTGCTGCGAAGAGGGAAGCCGGTCCCCGAATTTAAGGACAAACCAGCAGCGGCGGCCACCAAGGCGACGCACCTTGCTTTCATCCGGGCACTGTTACGATGCGCGGCAAACGAATGGCGATGGATAGCCAAAGCGCCGAACATCAAATGCCCGGTGCCGAAAAATAAGCGTATTCGCTGGCTAACCAAAGAGGAAGCGGCGAACCTGATCCGGGAGCTTCCCGAGCATATGAAGCCAGTTGTTATTTTTGCACTGGCGACGGGGCTGCGCAGGTCGAACATCACAGATCTGGAGTGGTCGCAAATTGATATGCAGAGGAAGGTCGCATGGATTCACCCCGAGGATGCTAAAGCAGGAAGGGCGATTGGGGTCGCCCTGAACGAATCGGCCTGCAAGGTGCTGCGGGATCAGATGGGGAAACATAACCGGTGGGTCTTTGTTCACACTGAATCATCCGTTCGCCCGGATGGAACGAGAACAAAGGCGGTGCGCAAAATGCGGTCTGATGCTAACACGGCATGGCGCGCAGCGTTAAGGCGGGCGGGAATAGAAAATTTCCGCTTCCATGACCTGCGGCACACCTGGGCGAGCTGGCTTGTACAGTCCGGCGTGCCACTCAGTGCGCTACAGGAAATGGGCGGGTGGGAAAGTATCGAGATGGTGCAGCGTTATGCACATCTGGCACCGAATCACCTGACGCAGCATGCCATGCAAATCGACTCATTCCTGGCGGGGAATGGCACAAATATGGCACAAGGCGCTTTTGCTGAACTGGTGAATATCGCGTGAACCCGCGTGGTTAGTGGTGCCGATAATAGGAGTCGAACCTACGACCTTCGCATTACGAATGCGCTGCTCTACCAACTGAGCTATATCGGCCCTGAAAGGCCGGTTACGAGCGTAACCACGGGGCAAAAGAGTAGATCTAACCGGGTGATGCGTCAATGCCCTTTTGAATCAAACGGCTATTTTTGCATCACCCGCGATTATTTACCCACGAATCGTATCATCACCGTAGCCGATCCACTTGTAGGTGGTCAGCGCTTCCAGCCCCATCGGACCGCGGGCATGCAGCTTCTGAGTGCTCACAGCCACCTCCGCGCCCAGACCAAACTGGCCGCCATCGGTGAAGCGCGTCGAGGCATTCACGTAAACCGCAGACGAATCCACTTCATTCACAAAACGATCGGCATTGCGCAGGGTCCGCGTCAGGATCGCGTCAGAATGCTGGGTTCCGTGTTCACGAATGTGCGCAATAGCATCATCGAGATCCGCAACCACCTTCACGTTCAGATCCAGCGACAAATACTCATCGTCGTACTGCTCCGCGTTAACCGGAACGACCTTCGCCGGACCGTCTTTCAGCAGGGCGAGAGACTTCTCATCCGCATGCAGCGTGACGCCACTTTCCGCCATCTGCTTGCTCAGCGCTGGCAGGAAGGTACTGGCGATGCCCTGATGCACCAGCAGCGTTTCCACCGTATTACAGGTGCTTGGACGCTGTGTTTTAGCGTTGACGATAATCTTCAGCGCAGGTTCTACCTCCGCGGTGTCATCCACTACGATATGGCATACGCCAATACCACCGGTGATCACCGGAATGGTAGATTGCTCACGGCACAGCTTGTGCAAGCCCGCGCCGCCGCGTGGGATCAGCATGTCGATGTATTTGTCCATGCGCAGCATCTCGTTGACCAGCGCACGGTCGGGGCTTTCAATCGCCTGCACGGCACCCGCCGGTAAACCACACTCCTCCAGCGCCTGCTGAATGACGTTTACCGTCGCGGCGTTGGTGCGCCAGGTCTCCTTCCCGCCACGCAGGATCGCGGCATTACCGGTCTTCAGGCACAGGGAGGCGACATCCACCGTCACGTTTGGACGCGCTTCGTAAATCACCCCAATGACGCCAAGCGGCACGCGGCGACGCTCAAGGCGTAATCCGCTGTCGAGCACCCCACCGTCAATCACCTGCCCTACCGGGTCGGCGAGGTTGCACACCTGACGGACGTCGTCGGCAATACCTTTCAGACGCGCAGGGGTCAGCGCCAGACGATCGAGCATCGCTTCACTCAAGCCGTTGCTACGCGCTTCCAGCAGATCCTGCTCGTTGGCGAGCAAAATTTCCTGCGACTGAGATTCCAGATAATCAGCGATTTTTTCCAGCACGCGGTTTTTCTCGCGGCTGGAAAGGAGCGCCAGTTTATAAGAGGCGGCTTTCGCGGCTGCGCCCATTTGTTCCAGCATGTTCTGGCTCCTTAACGAATAATCATGTCGTCACGATGCACTGCAACCGGGCCATATTCATAGCCCAGGATGGCGTCGATCTGCTGGGAATGGTGACCAGCAATCCGACGCAGCGCGTCGCTGTTATAACGACTTACGCCATGAGCGATGTCGCGACCTTCAAGGTTACGGATTCGGATCACTTCACCACGCGAGAAGTTGCCTGTCACGCTTTTAATTCCTTTTGGAAGTAACGAGCTTCCTCTTTCCAGAATAGCGGCGG